ATCACAGTCCCCAGTCCACCTCTCTACAATACAACTAACAATCACGGTATGACAAGCTTTCTAGCCCATATCCTGATGAAGCCTCGCTCGACCCTGACACCCCTTTCTCCCATGATTGATAGTTGGTATTGCGTCGCCAGGTGGCGACGCGATGCGCATCACTATGGTTCCATCGTCACAACCGTCCTCTTTGTGATATTTTCCTTTGTTTATAACTCGTTGATTGCGCATTGTTGTATTGGGGTTTGCGCGATGGCTTCTTATGGCGTTTGTTTTTTGTTGGCGCGTGGTGAGGATGGGTATTGCTTTGAAAGTGCTGTTGGGTTTACTAGATTACCACCATTCGTCAGTAAGGGGCAGTTTTTGGCTGCATTTCCACTGGCAGACCGTATGCCAGTGGTTGAGGTTGACGGGGCGTTGCACTACTCGCCGGGGGCACGTCAACGGCTGTCGCAATACGCTGACGATGTGTTATTGGGAGCCAATCCGCAGCAACAGGCGTTTGAAGATTTGGCCAACTACGCACGTGACATGTCTAGCCGTATGCCGGTTGCGGGGCAATTGAATGGTCAGTTGAGTAGATATGTCGGGTCTACTGCGTTGGAGTTGCCAATTTTCCCCAGGAGGCCCAATCTCCACACCTTGCATGCTCATCGCAGGATCAGAGGGGATGAAGAGGAGTTCTACGGTCATGCCATCACCCGTCCTATGAACACCGTCTCGGCATTGGAGGCATCGAAGGTGTTTCTTTCTTGCATGGAGGTCTTGGGATCTACTGAGGAGCGAGCCGCTGTTGCACTTGATGCATTCTTTGAGGGCATAGCTACTTCAGTACCGCCATCTTCCCCGCAGTATCACCGGCTGTTGGGCCTGATAGGGCCAATGAGGTACTCGCCCCGTATAGAGGAACATAGAGCAGCTGGCACTATTCGCCGAGCTGCGTTGAATCATGCTATCACCACACTTCAAGGGGCGATTGTTGGTCTCATTTCACCCAGCAAGGCAGAGATGCATGCTTTTCCCAATGCTGCGATTTGGGAATACACCGATGCTTTGGACGCGTCCAGGCGCACGAAGCATTGTACGCAATGTAGATTGCCTGCCTGCAAAGTTCGTGATGATGCAGCGAGGGCTGGGAGGGTCTTACGCTCCAACGATTGGCAGCGCGCCGCTGGACATTTCAAGCGTTTTGATGTTAGTTCGTTGCTGATGATCAACATTGAACCTAATATAGATGCGCGCACTATTGTCCAGCTCATGGTAAAAGCAGAGGTCTACAACGCTTTATCACAGTTTTCAATAGACTGGCGGGCGCTGATGGGCCGCAAAGTGTATGATTCATTGACTGAGATGACCACGGAGTTGGCATTTGGCAAAGTTGTGTCTTCTTTCCATGATGGCGGCGACTACGTTCAGGACCTGCAGAAGGTCCGACAGTTGTTTGCGCCGACATTTGCTGCTGGGCACTCATTGCGGCGAACGATCATTTTCGGTGATCATGCGTCTCAATATCACAACCTCACCCTCAGCGCTGGTGGCTGGGCAACGAGATGTTTGCCGTCCTATGAGCATTACTACTTTATTCGCTTGATCATGCCAGACATGACTCGTCCTGTTGTGCTCGTAGAAAAGAAGGGTTTTGATAGGGTGATGGCCACTTATAGGACTCAGGCGATTAAGGACAAGATGGTTGCTCGCATTGTCTTGCGGCAATCAGTCGTGACGTATTCCATTTCGGGTACTCAGGTCACGCCGCGTATTACTTTGTCCGAGACAGAGGCGCAGGCGCTCGGCACTTGGATAGAAGTATACTCCGAGGTCCAAGACGCATTGGCTGAGAATCATGCGGAAGAACTGAGACCAAAGACTACTACTGAGACTGTGCGGAAGTCAATCTACTCGTCCGTCGCTTCAACATTGGCCGCTACTACAACCGGGACTATGGCGTTGGGCGCCATGTCTAGCATGGAGGCTTTGATGCGCATTTATCGCACGGATATTGGTCAAATGACGTTGGACCAGATGTCAGAGCGCGCTATGGAGGAACATTTTGGCGCGAAGATCGAGCCTGCATCTTTGGTGAATGTAGTGGTGAGTGCTTGGTCCACGTTATTCGGATGGGTAACTACACCACGCAAGTGGCAACAAGCGATAGAACACGGTTTCCGTGAGTCTTGGGCCATATCTTTCTCATATGTGGATGTGGTTGGTGTGGCTGTCATGTTGGGAATGAGATACTCAATCGATGCCACGAGGGTATTGGTTGATTGCACGATCACCGTAGCACGAATTACAGGGAAACAAGAGGCGGTGAAGAAAATAACAGCTTTTCTTGATTACCTAGACTGGTCGAATCAAAAGATGTCAAAATTCTGGGTGGCTGTGCAAGATGCACAAGATTTAGATTTTCAGGCAGCGGCAATCGACATAGTGGAAACTTTTTTCAATGTGTTTAGCGTGGACCATGCCGTCGATTTGCAGAGATTCCGTGAGAAGAACTTGTTGCCGGAGGAACAAATTGCGGAGCTGGAGTTGAATGCTGCCCTGCCATACTCGGACTTTTTATCCGAGGTCAAATTGTTCCTTGGCAAGTTCAACTCTCACGTGCGCAGAGGCGCTGCGGCATCTGTGCTTCTTAGTGCCTTTCATCATGATTGTCGGCAAGCGAGCGCGACGCAAAAAACCAAGATGATACACTTGCTAAAGAAGGAGCTGGCCAACATTGAGCCAGAAAGCTTCAAGGGATTGCAGTTTGCCTTGGGTGGGGTGCCTGATCTCATACCAATACCTCTGAGACCAATAGATAACCAAGACATCCGAGAGTGTTTCAAACTCGGTAGAATTTCTTTGCCTTCTCCACATGGTGAATATCGCTTGCACAGGCTCACGCAAGCCAATGGGGAATATGACTTTTCACCGATACACAAGTTGATGGATTTGCAGCATGGTTCGACGGTTAATGCTGAAAATCTTGCTGGACCCAATTACATCTCGCCCGATGCTCGAGGCGCACAAATACAACATGCCCTCATAGAGGCTGTTGTTGCTGCTGACCTCGGGGCAAGACTGTGCAACGATGCTGCTATGGTGCCGTGGTATCAGGCCCAACTCGCTGCACCAGGGATAGATTACGTGGCTGATGTGCTGCGAAAGTCTGAGTCTCTTTTCACACAACCGTCGGTCAAGAATTGGCTTGCACATATCACTGGACTCGCCATGGGTGGAAAGTCCAAGGTCCCACGCACTTGGATATCCGTGAATGATTTGGTAGTCGTCCCAACGCGAGAACTTAAGGAAGAGTGGCAAGCCAACCTCGGTAAGCTTGAACCCTTGCGTAGGGCTACCGTCGTCACGCAACACGAGGCCTTGATCACGAAATACGCATCGCGTTATGTCATCATTGATGAGTGCTATGCTTTTGATCCTGAACATTTGCAGGCCATTGCTAGCAGGCATTCGCGTAGCAAGGGTGTTGTTACTATTGGTGATAGAAGACAAATATCCAACGTGTTTTCCCCCACTCAATTGAAACTCATCGCTTCCGATGCGCCATGTGTCATGATCACTCCTACGACTTTCGTGGGTTGGGATGCGGCGGTCACCTATTTACATAGTACCGTGACTGACACTTTTGTGGAGGATCTGTTCTGCGGCTCCGAAGATTCAGAGGCGTTATGTTACACATTGACAGCAGATGATACTTTGCTACCTGGCGAAGGTGACGTAGCTATGCAAGGCACTCAAATTGGGAAGGAGATGGTGCTACAACGGGGTGTCAAAGCGGCAACAGTGCATGAATGCCAAGGGCGTCGTTCTGAGTACTCGGTCATCCACGGACTCGGAAGGGCGTTGGGTGGCGATTTGCGATGGTTGGGCCAGGCAGAGCAATCTGCGCACTGCGCTGTTGGGTTTACTCGCGCACGAAAGAAGACAATTTTCGTGGTAGAGGGCGTCTCCGTGCTGACTAACTTTCGGTGGTTTGACGATACATCAGTCAATGGCAGATTGCCGGACACGGTGATCATGGGTGGCACGTCTTGGGATTTTTGCGAGGTACGAGCTGAGAGTGAATCGACATGGCACCATATACACGAACCAAACATTGTCGAGTCGAGCTTGGTAGAGCAACCGTTGACGGATCAGGTTACTGTGGCGACTGTATTCACTGGCGATGGTGAGCCGTTGTCAACTTCTGAAATTCGAACCAACGTGGAATTGGTTTCTGGCGTGAACTTCCGAGATGAGGGGATCGCGCATTCTGACGCTTTCGATAATTACACGTTTCAGCCCCGTGATGTCCCTGGCGCAGACCAGGTTCAGGCTTTAACCCGCAGCGTGCCAGATGTTCGCACTAGACCTCAGGATTTTGTTGATGCTGAGGTCATTGTCCAGTGGTTGTTTGATGAAGTGATTGACAAAAAGCTGTTTTTCGCACACATCAACAATTCGCGCAGGGCTGCAATTCACCGGCAGACTCGACAACAAGCTATCGACGGAGCGTATGCAAATTGCGAAACAGCTGCGTCAACGTTATCTTTTGCGTTCTTGAAACCCGAATTTGCCAAGAAACCGTCTGAGATGCGTGATGGCCCCTCAGAACTCAAAGCACAAGGCGTGGTGTCCGCGAGTGATTTGCAACAAGCTATTTTCGCCGACACATGTGATGCCTTAACGCATGCCTGGGCAAGGGCAATGCAACCTGGGAAGCTCTCCCCTGTCGGTCTCCGCGAAGAAGAGGTGGAAGATTTTCTTGCAACATTTGAATCTTCTGTGGAATTGGACATTGAGAAGCAAGATTCATCTCACCGCCCAGTACATGTCATTGTGGCATCGATTTTTCTGGAAATGGCGGCTGACAAGCAGGGCCTTGGAGCACTGGCAAAAGAGATTCGAGACGAAAGACGTGTCAGGATGATGGGGTCACCTTTTAAATTTGTTCTCAACAAGGCATTGGCTTCTGGTGACCCTTGGACGTTGATTATTAACAAAATCATGGCTTTTAGCTCTCTGATTAGCGTCGCGCGACTCAAGGATGTGCGCATTTGTCAAAGTGGGGACGATGTGACGATGGACCGAACTCCAGAGTGGCGAGGCAAGGGTCTCGGGGATCAAAGCAAAGCCAACGTGGGCCTCACGTGGAAAGTGGAGGAAAGGTCACAACGGAAGGATGGGGTTACTTTCATTAGTCGTGCTGTTTTGCCACATCGCACTGTTGTGTATAAAGCATTGCGCACCATCTTGAAATATGCACACCGAAAGCGTAATCAGATACAGCACGCCGGAATTGCTGCAGATGCTCGGCGGATTGAAGCTTTGGCTGCGCGCCACGGTCTGCAAGCTTATTGCGAGGCGCGATGCCAAGTGTGGGGAGGTGACCCCGTGGTTATTTTCGATTTATGGACTAGAGCACTTGCCGTTGCTAGAGCTGAGTTCAGTTCTCTGCCTGATGCATTGCGGTCTGAGGAACCTAGGCAGTACACAGTGCGCGAGCGCAATGGCGGTTGTTTTGGATATGCCTTAGCAAACTGTGTCAAGACCAATGTCGCTGCTATCAATGCAATAGCCTCGTATCGTGGCCCGGTGAATAGGACTACGGCACTGAAGGTGTGCCGTGAAAACCAAGTTCCCCTCATCATCATGAATGAGCGCTTCGCACAACGGTCACGCAAACGATTGATAGATCAGATGGATAGAAGGAGAATTTCGAGGTCTTTTGTGGTCGTGTATGAAGATCATGCAGTGGCTGTGGTACCAAACACATTGACACTTCATGGAGCATTTGGAAAGCGCACAATCACTTGGAAGAACACTTTCTCCAAAGATGTGGAGATCACAGACTTTGAGTAGAGTAGGTCATGGGGTTCCTTTACTATATCACGCTCATTAACTCCAGCTATCGAGTCAAAATTTAGCCGTCTTATTGTACGAGACCAAATACACAGCCTCTGAGTAGGAATGCAGCGAAGCCAACGGAGTATCGAGAGATAAGTTGCGTAGCTTGAGCAGCACTGCATTAGTCCAAAAACCAACCGACAAGGTCACTCAAGCTTTTCTAAAGGTTAGTCGCTATGCGGCAAGACATGGTCGGCCAATCAGAAGCAATTCTCACTGGCATCGCGAAGCTGAGAAATCAGTGAGGCGAGGCGACAATCTTTCCAAACCTCGTTTCTGGAAAGTTGCTCGGCCCGAGAGGACGGATGCGCATGTCGGTCTATTATCGGCTTTAAATAGCGATAGGCTTAAGGAGCAAACACCCCATTTTAATGTTGGTTTGGTACCCAACACGCGAACTCCATCGCGAATGGTCTGCTTAACTACAATTACAGTACAACTGAAATGTCGGATGAGAGCATTGCCCACACCATCAGAAATATCTTGAAGCAGTGCAATTCTACCGTTATCTCAATTGGCCATACTGAAGGTCATTTCCTTTCTTCCAAACAATTTGCAGTGTTGGAAGAGTGCGCGGACACCCTCGAGAATCTTGAGTCAGTTGCTGGTGTGGACACACCAACAACTAGTGCAATTATCCAAGCTTCTTCAGAGGAAGACGGCTTTCGAGCACGCAGATTGGAACTAGCCCGCGAATTAAAGCAGAAACAAATTCGTTTAACAGCAGCTCCTCCAGCAGATCGCTCCCAGATCAATCTAGAGATTGGGAAGTTGTTGTCTGAACGTGCAAGGCTTGACAAGTTGATAAAGCAATTTGACGCAACGACAATTTCTTAATCATGCCTTCAATTACCGCAAACCGTTTGATCGCAGAATATGGTTCAGATCAAGACTATAAATTTGCTGGGGCAGTACAGGTGAAGACTGCTACAACCTTGACCACCACTTTCGGCTCAGTGATGCGTTACGAGCCTTGGACCAATACTGGCGCAAGAGAATTGCTCAAACATCATCCAATTGGCGTATGGAAGGAGCTGTCCGTACGTCTTGCACCTCGTCCTGGCATTTATGGACGTATGTGCACTTTTTACGGTGGTTGGGCTGCAGCTGGTGTGGTCACACCAACAACAGCAGAAGAAATGGTAGCACTCCATGGGGCAATTGATGTTACTTATGGTGGCACTGGAGATCCAGGCACTGTTAAGGTGCAAATACCATGTGAGTTTGATGACACCATGAAAGATTTGTTGAAGGGACCAGACAACGACAATTCTCGTCCGGTATTCTTTTATGCTTTCACGGAGACAGATGTTGTCGACAAACCTGCCAATTCTGATCGCTTCATGTTGACATTCAAGGGCAAGTATACGCTTCACGGGCGTTATTAGGTGAAACCATGGCGCCGAGTTTCTTTTTGTCTCGTTTTGGTTTGTCAC